AGCTGTATTGTGAGTAGCTTCGGTTACATTACCTCCCGTTCCATGTCCTAAGAAAACATTCCGTTGTCCTGTAGTTAAATCTGTTCCAGAATTATAACCTAAGAAAGAATTAAAATCTCCAGTTGTAATAGCATCTCCACTTAAAGAGCCGATTACAGTATTTTCATCGCCACTTGTTAATGCCGCAAAAGTATTATATCCTAAAGCTGTGTTATCTAAAGCCCCATCTAAATGTCCACCAGTTGTATAAGAACCAATGCAAGTATTATTATTAGATTGTACATCCGTAAAAGTTCCAGAACCAGCTCTATATCCCATAAAAATATTATTAGTAGATGCTAATGAATTTGCACCAGCGTTAGTATCATCCATAGCTTGATAACCAATGGCTATATTTTTAGAACCAGAAGTATGAACTGCCATAGCTTGATAACCAATAGCTATATTCTCTGTTCCAGATGTAAGAGCCTTTAATGATTGATAGCCAATACCGATTGTTCCATCACTTGCTATGTCTGAATCTTCTCCAGCACCATTTCCAATTAAAACAGCATTATTTGTATCCACACAAGCTGAACCAGCACTAGAACCAATAAAAACATTCCCAGCAGAAGTTGTAAGAGCATCTCCAGCTTGATAACCCATTGCTACATTATATCCACCAGTTGTAATGCTTTTTAAAGCTCTATATCCAACGCCTACATTTGCTGAATTACTTTGATTTAATGCTCCTTTCCCAGCTTCATAGCCAATAAGGGTATTCATTGTACCAGTTACATTAAATTCTCCAGCTACAAAGCCAAAAAGAGAATTACCAGTTGCTTCATTATTACTATCTGAATTTTGATAACCACCAGCACCATTTCCTACTGCTGTTGTTCCATCTCCTATATCTTCCGTAATTAAAGTATTTGTACCTATTGCTATGTTATACCTACCAATAGTAATGTTTGATCCAGCTTCTGAACCGAGTCCTATATTTGAAACTCCAGTTGTAATATCTGTTAATGCTAAATTACCTATAGCTGTGTTAAGCATTGCTCCAGCTACAGCTCCAGTTCCCATAGCATTGTTTCCAAACACAGTATTATAATCAGAGTCATTATCAGAACTTGTATTAAAAGCAGAATAGCCAAAAACTGTATTACCAGTATTACTATCATTATTACTTAACGAAATGCGAGAGTTGGCATCTATTACCATTCTTGCAGTTAATGTAGAAACAGTTGCATGGCTAGGGGCTGTATAAAAATAATGTCTACCACCATTTTGCTCATAGAGACTTGATTCATCTTCTGTGATTACATCCACACTACCATCTGTATCAAATTGAATATTCTGCCCGATATACATACTTTTACTTGCACCTACAGCAGTTTGAGAAAAAATACTGCCAGTTCCACCTATTTGCAAATATGTTTGGTCTGCATGAAATGAATTTGGAGATGCTCCAATTCCGATATTTCCACTAGCAGAAATTTGCATTCTTTGCGTATTATTAGTCAAAAAATTTAAATTTGTATTTTCTCTGTTTACTATATATGCGTGTTCATCAGATTCAAAACCAAATAATAAACCATCATCGTGAGTTGTGCCAGTAGTTGTATTTGTAATGTGAATATAATTGTAATCTGAATTTGGTTTATGGATATGTAAACTATTAAATACTGGCGAAATTCCTAGACCTACTTTTCCATTATTTAAAGTCATCATAGAGGTTGATGAGGTATAATCATAAAAGATTAATGGATCGTTTGTAGCTGAACCATCGGAAAAAACACTCCAAGAATTATTACCCCCATTTGCAAACTTTAATTGAGCATCTGAATTTGTAGCACTATCTATAGTTATTCTAGCATCTCCAATATCTGTATGAACGTGTAAATTTGAGTCTGGAGAATCAGTTCCAATTCCGACCAGTCCAGCAGATGTAATATACATTTTTGCAGTACCAGCAGTTGCTATGGCAAATGAGTCGGTATTATGAAAATAACTTATATATCCTCTGTAAGAAGCATCACCAGATGTTCCGTCTGCAAAATGTATTTTACTCCCACTAGAAGTTCCAGCTACAAGAGTGATACCAGCATTGCTTGAACCAGCAACAACTAATTGATTTGCGTGGTCATTATAACTTGACGGAGACGCAGTTCCAATTCCTAATTTTGATGATGAACCAAGTATTAAATCATCTGTACTAGCATCCCATAGCATATAGCCATTTGTTGCTGTATCTCCAAAAAACTTAACATCATATCCAGTATCATCTACACCTACTGTAAGTGTATTATCTATTTGAAAAGCACCATCAATATCTATGGCATCTACATTAAGTGTTCCATCTATATCTACATTACCAGATATATCTAATTCAGTTGCTATTACTTTTGAATTGGTTGTGTCTACGCTTAAAATTGATGTACCATCTGCTTGAGAAACATCAAACGTAGTTGTAGAATTAGCATCTGGAATAACTTCTATATGTCTTGTTGAAACTTTAATTGCAAATGTATTTACACCATCTCCATCTGTAATTGCTACTAAATTAGTAGTGTCTCCTCCACCATCAGGTAAGGATAAAAGTTGAGGGTACGAACTTGCAATTGTTTTATTAGTTAATGTTGCCATAGTATCTTCCTTTAAGTTGGCTCTGGGTCATCCCATTGTTGTGATTGTTCTTCCCATTTTAATTGAGATCCTTCTGCACCACTCCAGCCTATATCATATATAGCTTGCATAACTGTGGTTGCAGCAATTCGTAATGCAGTAAGCATTATTTCAACGCTACCATATTTGTAGCTGTTGTATTGGTAGAATCTACCCTATCGAATTTTACTGGGAGTAATTGCCCTGAGGCTAAATTTTTGAATACGATTGCTTCGCCTGACCCATGAAGGTCTAAAGCCACATCTCCACCCACTCCTACATAAAGAGCTGAATAAGGTGAGCCTGTAACATCTGCACTATCGCTTTTAGATACTACTACAGCATTTTCATAAACCATTTGATTTAAGGATTCTACTACAGAGTATTTTCGTGAGTTTGCCATCTTCTTTCCCCTATGATATGATACCTTACCGAGCTTGACATATTCTCATGGGTATCTTGGTTAAATGGGGGCAGACTTAACCACCCCCATTAAGTAGTTAATTAAGTTTACAGATTAATCGTTAGTAAACTTATATCCACGAGTTGCATGAATTAATGCACATCCGTAAAGAGCATCAGCAACTACTTTTGTACCTAAGTGGTCAATTGAGTAGTCTGATTGCATTCTTACATCTTGTTGCATTGCAAATCCAACTGTAGACTTATGAAAAATAACCCCAACAACACCTGTAGTATCCGAAGTTAAAGCATTGGTCATCATAACAGGTATACCATACATCTTATCTACCATACCTGTGCTAAATGCTCCATTAGCTTGACCAGTTACATCATATCTTGCAATACGATCTTCTTGTAATAAGTCAGCATAAACTGTTGGATTGACAGCCATCATCATTTCGCCATCACGATAATCAAGATCAGCCTCACCTAATGTAGCAAGTGCTGTTTGCATATCGGATTGAGTAATTTCATTGTCAGTTCCAGTGTTAGCACCAGATGTAACAGTAATTAACTTACTAGCAATATGAGAATCTATTTCTTTAGCTAATGAATATCCAAAAGCTTGAGAATATTTCTCAACCATGCCTGGATTGGCTTGAATGACTGCTATATCTTCAAATAACTTTGAGGCGTACTTGTGTTGATTAATTGTAATGTCTGCTACTGCACCAGCATCTGTATCATATGAAATTGCTGTATTCTGCCCTTTAGTTCCAACTCCTAATTCAGAAATTAAAGGCACATGAATTAAATCACCTTTGCCTTGTACCATATCACTATAATCATCTACAAGTGGTCTAAAAACTAATTTACGTTGTAGGTAATCATACACATATTCACTCCAAAGTTCTGGAATAAATACATCGACTTCATCTATGCCTGTATTACCGCTTCCTATTGCTGCATAACCCATTATTATCTCCTATAAGATTCTAATATTTGACTCCAATTGCGTTTACGTTCCTCAGAACTCATATCGGTTACTTTAGCCAATCTTTGTGTTGGCACAGTTCCTTGCCTATCAGGAGGGTTATCCTTCTGTTCAGCAAATTCACTAACGATATTAAGTAAAGTTTCAGTATCCACATTGGAAAATTTTTCTCGTTTAGATTCAGGAAGTTTAGCTAAAGCATCATCTCGAAGTTTCAAGTCCATTGATTCCCATCTTTCTTTATATGGTTTGTATGATTCAACTTCCTTAACAAGC